TCCTGAACACCGATATTATCTCCCCATAAAATTTTGAAACTTGCTTGTCTTCCTTGGGTGCCAAAGCGACTCTTTTTAAGAGTTGCCTTGACCTCTGACCCCACCCTAAATCCTCTTTCATCGAGGACATAGCTGGCCTTTGATTTTCTTCCTGTGAGCCAAATGCGGAGAGAGTACGCATAGATCATGGCTTTTCCACCAGGTGTCATATAAGGTTCAACCATGGCCTCAGAGGGGCTTCTAGTAATGTTTGTTTTAAGTTGATTAAGAACTAAAAATGTAGACTGACTATTCGCAATCGGAACAGTTAGTTTAGACATTCCCTTGGCGAGTATTCTGGCTTTTACAGCCATTGATGAGAGAGGGTTGAAATCGCCTTCGACATCACTAACGGATGGAGTCAGAGCAAGACTGTCCCAAATAAAGAGCATACGATTATCATTATTAGCGAGAAGATCTTCGATTGTTTCAAGCACGAACTCAACGCTCTGAGCCTGAATATAAAGCAAGTTTTCTAAATCGCATCCGGTCCTCTGTAGGAACGTTGGATCAATTGCTGATTCAGAATCAAAATAGATTACGTCAATGCCCATCTTCTGAGCATTGGCGGCAACTTGAGCAGCCATATATGACTTCCCTGTTGCCTCTAAACCAGCAATTTCAACAACCTTTCCAATCGGAATACCAGTGAGTTTTCCACGACTAACAATAGAATCTAACCAACGAGATCCAGTTGGAATCCAATCCTTCACCTCTGTTGGGTTATTGTTAGTTAAATCGTGCGCAACAGACATACCAGCCTTTTTATTAATAAGACTACGCATGTCAGACATAGAAAGTTTACCTGCTTTATTTTTCGCTTTTCTCGCCATAATTAAATCCTATTACTCTCCTTCTGGGACATTTGTCTTTGGTGAGGGTTCACCATCGACATTTTCTGGCGTAACGACCACGGGTGGTGTTACACTTGGTTGTTCTTCAGTTGTTACAATATTCAACTCTGGGGCTTTTGCCTCAAAAGCTGGACTTGTTGCCGCTGAAGGTACGCTAGTCGTAGGACTAGCTGCTTCTGTGCTAGAAGCAGTTGTTGTGTTTCCAGTGCAAGCACCAAGAGCCACCATCAACATAATAGTAATAAATAATCTCATTTTTTTTAACCTCCTTTAATAGTAGTATTTCCAAGAGTTGTCTTAACTTCTGCATCCCAGCCAGTAACGGCATGCGAATTTGCGTTAAGAATTTCTTCCACTGTAGTATCAACTCTTGCTTCCACAGTTGTAAAACCACGCTTGTAGTCGTAGTGTTCTGTTGATCTCTCGATCCATTCGTAATCATATAAATTGTCTTTGATTACGCCTTCTACATAATCAACGAAGCCGCTATCATCACGAGGATAGTCCTCTAGAAGATACTGGCTTCGCATTTCATCTAAGACTTCATTATCTTTAAAGCTTGGGTCAGTTACGAGTTCTGCTAAATATTTAGCAATCTCTGTGTTCTCCACAACTTGTTCTTCGTAGCCATCCCAAGCGTGTACCACGTCTTCCCCGGCTGAATATATTAGAGTTACTTTTGTGCTCCCTGGTAGATTTGCTTCTTTAAGTTTGTCTTGAATATTCAACTATTCTCCCCCTCTTGGATGTTTACGAGTTCAATTTCAAAATTTAGTGTTTTTCCCGCTAGCGGGTGATTAAAATCCAGAGTGACACTATCATCACCAACTGAATCAATCTTAGCAACTACAGATTGCCCTTCGGGTCCTCGACCCTGAACCATTCTTCCGGCTACTAGTTCAAAATCGGGCGGGAACGAATTAAGAGCCACCGTTTCATAAGCATTTGGATTTAGATCTCCATAAGCATCCGTTGGATCTAGTTTAACTGTCTTAACTTCTCCCTGTTTCATTCCAGTTAATGCATTCTCAAAACCAGAAATCAATTGACCTGAACCAACCTCAACAGAAATAGTTTCATTTCTGGAGCGTGAATTATCGAATTCAGTTCCATCGTCGAGTGTGCCTACGTAATGTAATTCCACTACCTGTCCCTTCTTAACTTTTTTATTTTTTGTTTTTTTAGCCATTTATAATTTTATCCTTTTTTAATTATTAAATTTGAGACACCTGTAGCCCCGTGCCTCCCTGCGGGTGAGAGAGAACCTACGATAGAAGCTCGCTAAAAGCCTTATCTACTGAGTCTCCGGTTTCAGTGTTGTATTTTTCCACATCACCAGAAGAATCACCATCGACGTTGCCTGATAAATATTCATCAAGAATAGCTCCGACCTCTTCCGGAGTTTTACGTTCAAAAAGTGAATTTAGATCTGGAATGGTGTCTAGCCATTCTGCACACTGCGTCTCATCCTCGCATAAGAGAGAGGGTCGGCGGCGGGGAGTAATTTCCGTTTGAGGAAAAGATGCTCCTGCAGGCTTGCCATAGCGAATCACAAGATCTGTTCCTGTTTCTGAATCTGTAATATCTCCATATTCAGGATTAAGAACAAGATTAAGAAGCTTTTCATAAGCCATCTTGCCAAAGCCCCAAATACGCACGCCTTTATCTTCCTCTCCGCGAACTACCACGGGAGCGAAGAAACGCTGCCGAGCTGACAAAGATTTTGCCATCTTGATGCTCTCTTCCGTGCCTTCCTTGTAGAGTTTGCGAACGAAAGAATCAAGAGCGTCATCTTCTCCAAAGTTTTTCTTTGGGCTAAGAAAACCCGGAGCATTGCCAGCATTATAGTGAAACCAAAAATCTTTAAAAGGGTCACCATCGGCGGTAGGAACGATTCGAATCGTTGTTTCTCCATCTTGAGGACGCCAAAACATCTCTCGGTTGTTGCCGTTTTTATTATCTAGCGCAGTTCGGCGGGCGCGCATTTTTTCCATATCAATACCCATTAATTTCTCCTTTTGTTGAGTAAAGTCAGAATGACTAATCTCTCATTCTGCTGTATCCATCATAACACAATGAATTCTATTTGTCAAGTGTTTTTTTCACTTTTTTGTTGTTGAATTTCTGATGTGTGACCAACCATATAAATATAATCCTGATCGTAGCTGGTTGGGAATATACCGTAACTTGTTTCTGTCTCACCTTTAACTTGTTCTCTAATTTTTTTCAAAATATCTCCATCGGTTTCCAACTTTTTTTTATTGATAGCATAATAATAACGCATTTCGCCAATATTGTCAAGTGAATAAAATAATTTATTTTCATTATTTTCTGTATCATAAAAGCCAATCGTTGAGATCCTTCGACCAACTAATGGTTTATAAAAAGTATCGACAACTGACTCAATGTGATTGTACACATTAATCATGTGGAATGTAGATACGACCATATTGTTAAGTTTATCATAATATCCTATAACAGGGACATTTCCTAAATTTTCTTCTACCTTTGAATTGCTAACAAGGTAAACCCTCTCAAAAACCCCAGATCTCGCATATTCTTGCAGTACATTGAAAACGACCCATTCCTGCCTTACCTTTGTAACACTTATGGATTCCAATTCTGGTCTAATATATAATATATTAATATTGCAATGTTTTATATACTGAAGAATTGATAATGCCGCTCCAGATATATTGCCAGCGCCTCCAATAACAAACAAAACATCTCCGTTCAGCCCTTTAAAGAAGTTTGTCATATCTGGACATTTTTCTTCGTATCCTTCGGCACTATCTTGCCAAGGCATATCATATATTCCGTCTTGTTTAAGCCCTTCTAAATTGCAATCTATCTTGTATATTTTATACTGGCTATATTTTGTGAACTCATCAGCTATATTACAACCAGCGGCACCCAGTCCAATAACAGTATCCATTAAAATAACTCCTTTAAATTTCCAAAATCCTTTCCGGTCTTAACGCTGGTCTTGAATTTACCAAATCTTGTATTTGAAAACTCGTCTATGATATCTTTCATAAAATGCTTATCATCTGCATGTAAATCAATAACTATACTATCATGCACACAAAAGGCAATGTTTGATTTCTTATCTTTTAGTATATCATATATTTTAATCATTTTTTGCAAAATAAGATCGGCACATGTACTCTGAATAATATAGTTTAGTGCGTGATGGTCGTCGGCTGGAATCTCTCTATTAAAACAAGTCTTTACAGTCTCCCCATCCCAATACTCGTTTAAAACTTTATCTTTGTCATACATCTTTCTCAACATATCTTCGTTTGGATGTTTCTTTGAGTTATACAACCAAGCAAAGATAGAATTTTTTATTTGTTGTCTCGACAAAATCTTATTTCCCGATAAATATCGCCTATTCCATTCGTGAATATCCATTTGTGGCTGTTTCTTGTCCGATAGAGCCAACAAGGTTCGTAGTTCGGCTCCATTGTAGTCCAGTTCAACGAATAAATCATTATTTGGCTTAATAATGGAACGGTATGCTTTTGGAAAGGTCAAAATTGGAAAACTATATTTTTTTGTTGTTAATCTTCCCGTCTTTGTCCCAAAAACATCGTATCTGATATAAGGTTCAAGTCTTTCAACCTTCTTTTTCCACTGCCTCGCTTTATACTCAGCAAGATGAGGTTTAAATTCGTTAATGTCAATATTAAGTTTCTGCTGATTTATTTCTTCCACCACTTTTGTCAATAAGGTCAAAAATCTCAAATTTTTAGGCGGCAAAAAATTTTCAAAAACGTGTTTTGTGATCTTGTTTTTAATTTCACAGTATTCAAGCAAGAACTTCTCTGGAACTAGGTCGTAAAAACAATTGTCATCTAATGACACCTTTGATATGAATAGAGATCTCATATATGCTTTTAGCTTTTTATTTATTTCTTCCCAGTCATCTCTCAGATTGTCGGGACAAACAACATCAAGAGACTTGCCAGAGCACTGCAGATAGCCATATCTAACCTCTCTATCTGCGAGAAAAGATGTATAACTCCATGTTTTATTAATTCCTTCAGGAAGGCCATCGTTGA